GCGTATGTTAGTTTTACCTTTCAGAATGAAAGAGAAAACTGATGCAGGTCTTTTAATTGGATCAGAAACTATAGATCGACAACAAGTTGCATCACAGTGCGGAAGTGTACTGGCGATGGGGGACTCTTGTTACAAGGATAAAGAGAGATATCCAAACGGTCCGTGGTGCGTGGTCGGTGATTGGGTGGTCTTTGCACGTTATGCAGGATCACGTATTGAAATTGAAGGTGGGGAAGTTCGTCTTTTAAATGAAGATGAAATATTAGCAACCGTACAGGATCCAACAGATATCCTGCACAAATATTAACATAGATAAGGAGAACCTATGCCAGAAGAAAAAGTAAAGCCAAGTGAAAAATTGGTCGATATTGATACATCAGGGCCTGAGACAGATGTAGCAGTAGAGGAAGTAAAAGAGGAGGCCGTTATTGAAACCAAGGAAGAAGAACCACGGATCACGGAAGTTGAAAAAGAAGAACCAGCGAAAGAAGAATCAAAAGAAGAAGATGCTAAATTAGAAGATTATAGTAAAGGCGTTCAAGGACGTATTGCTAAACTCACAAGAAAAATGAGAGAAGCAGAACGTAGAGAAGCCGCTGCTACTGAATATGCTAATTCTTTAGAACAAGCACGAAAGGTTGATCAGGATAGATTTCAAAAAGTTGATTCTGATTATACTAAAAAATTTGAGGACAACATTAAAACCGGAATGGATTCTGCGCAAAATGAATTAGCGCGTGCCATTGAATCGGGCGATGCTGCAGCTCAAGTTAATGCAAATAAAAGAATTGCTACACTTGCATTTGATAATGCAAAATTGGAGCAAAGAAAAGAAAGTGTTGCACAGGAAAAACCTGTACAGCTTTCTGATGGTGGACAATTACCAAAACAGACACCAAGATCACTGCCAGAAGCAGATCCGATGGCCGAAGATTGGGCAAGTAAAAACACATGGTTTGGACGAGACAGACCTATGACTTTTACTGCGTTCGAGATTCACAAGGACCTGGTTGAAAAAGAAGGCTTTGATCCTAAATCTGATGAATACTATGCGGAAATCAACAAACGAATAAAAGTTGACTTTCCCCATAAATTTGGTAATAGTGAAACAACTACGCCTAAACCCGTTCAGTCGGTGGCTTCTGCGAACAGAAGTGTAAAACAAGGGCGCAAAACTGTGAGACTCACTTCTTCACAGGTGCACATTGCAAAAAAATTAGGAGTGCCACTCGAAGAGTATGCAAAACAATTAAAACTCACGGAAGGAGCATAAGCATATGAAAAAAGAACAAGAAAAAAAAGTAACTTCTCGTGCGGCTGAAACTCGGACAAAAACTGAACGTCCTAAAGAGTACAAGCCACCATCCTCTCTGGATGCACCACCAGCGCCTGACGGTTTTAGACACCGTTGGATTAGAGCTGAATCACAAGGTTTCATCGACGGTAAAAATATTTACGGAAGATTGAGATCTGGTTATGAGTTAGTGAGAGCTGACGAATACGACGATTCAGACTACCCTGTCGTAGCTGACGGAAAATACGCTGGAGTGATTGGAGTAGGAGGCCTATTGTTGGCTAGGATACCTGAAGAACTCGCGCAGCAAAGAGTTGATTATCAGAAAAAACAAACTGACGGTCAAGACGAAGCTATAGACAACGACTTACTTAAGGAACAACATAAGAGTATGCCGATCGACATCGATCGACAATCTCGCGTAACCTTCGGTGGTACAAAGAAGTAAATTTTATTTCTTATCATCGATTTCAATTAACCTGTTTATAGGAAACTATAAACTTTAAGGAGTAATACTATGGCAAATAGAAACACAAGTGGTTTTGGTTTGATTGCTGCGGGTACAGTTGGTTCAACACCAGCTACGCAAGGTCAAGGCAAATACTATATTGATGCTGGCATGGCTGTTGACTTGTTTCAAGGTAGTTCTGTAAAAAGTTCTGCTGGATATATAATCACAGCTCAAGCTGCCATCACAAATACTTGTATTGGTGTGTTTAACGGTATTTTCTACAATGCGGCTACGACTTTAAAGCCGACGTGGGCGAACTGGTACAACCAACCAATTACTCCAGCTAATAGCGAAGACGTTACTTGTTTTGTAATTGATAATCCAACGCAACTTTTTGTTGCTTCTTTGGACACTGCAGCAGCTCAAGCCGAATATGGTAAAACATATGGCTTAACTGTAACTGCAGCTGGATCAGAAACTTCTGGTCAGTCAAGTTCAACATTAACGTATTCAACTAGACATGCTACTGCAAATCAATGGAGATTGGTAAGAACAGCAGAGGATCCTGAGAACAATCAAAACGCAACTTTTAGAAGCGTTGTTGTTGCTCACAACCTCAACCAATATTTCGCTGGTGCGGTAACATGGGCATAATAGGAGCATAAAATGGCAATATCACGAGCACAGCTAGTTAAAGAACTAGAGCCTGGTCTAAATGCACTATTTGGGCTGGAATACAAGCGTTACGAAAATCAACACGCTGAAATATACGTTACAGAATCATCTGACAGAGCTTTTGAAGAAGAAGTTATGTTATCTGGTTTTGCGAACGCTGATGTAAAAGCAGAAGGTCAAGGCATTTCATACGACGAAGCGCAAGAAACCTACACTGCACGTTACACTATGGAAACGATCGCGCTTGCTTTCGCTATAACTGAAGAAGCTATCGAAGATAATCTCTACGATAGACTAGCTTCTAGATATACAAAAGCATTAGCAAGATCTATGTCTAACGCAAAAGAAGTTAAAGGCGCATTACCTTTGAACAATGGTCTACCAGCGGTAGCTACGTTCAAATCTGGTGATGGAGTAGCATTATTCAGTACAGCACATACGTGCTCAACTGGACCAAATGTTGCAAACACTTTATCGACTCAAGCGGACCTTAACGAAACATCATTGGAGCAGTCTTTAATAGACATCGCTGCAATGACGGACGAAAGAGGTTTGAGAATTGCAGCTAAAGGAGTTAAAATGATAATTCCTTCTGCAAATCAGTTCAATGCTGAGAGATTGATGAAATCTCAAGGTAGAACTCAGACAGCTGATAATGACATCAATGCAATCAACAGTATGGGAATGATCCCACAAGGTTATAGAGTTAATAACTTTTTAACTGATGCTGATTCATGGTATGTAATTACAGACGTTCCAAACGGTATGAAAATGTTTTCAAGAACTCCATTGAGTACATCAATGGAAGGAGACTTTGATACTGGTAACGTAAGATACAAAGCTAGAGAAAGATACTCGTTTGGAGTATCTGACTATAGAGGTATCTTCGGCGTTGAAGGTGCGTAATCTAAACTAATTATGTGGCGGACACAGTTCCGCCACATTTAAGAAGTAGAAAGAAAAACCATGAAAAAACTCCTAATAAATATATGGGCTTATGATCATCACGCTAAATTTGAAATTTTAGCTGAGGATAATCGTGAATCTATTGAAAAATCAATCCTTGACAAAATTGGAGAAAAGAGTGTAAAGTGGGAATTAACGGGAATGTTTAGAGATACCCGTAGAATAACCTATGAGGAGGTTAGTCATGACCGAAGACCTATACAAACAGAAAAGGTCCTTGGAGTTGAGGTGGCAGTTGGAGTATGAGCAACAAGGTAAATATACTCTTAACATGGTTGAAATTGATAATACAATTAAAGGTATTATTACTGATATTAAACTGGAAGAACGTAGAATTGCCGATGTTGAAAACGCAGTTCAAAATTCTGCCCCCCAAGTTTCTGTGGCAACTTAGATAAAAGCCACATCGCTGAAAACGTACTTTTATGCAGGGATCTCTTGCACTCTACTCAAAACTATCATATAAATAACTCACTATACAAACTTTAAACAAACTTAAATGTAGACGCGTATAGTCGACTATCCCCTAGGGACTACATTTAAATATTCTAGGAGGAATATTATGTCAAATACAACTTTTTCGGGTCCAATATTAGCCGGAGGTATTAAAAATACTACTGGTTCTACTGTTGGAACGAATATGAAAAATACAGGTCATGTGTTAATGTCACAAACTGAAGCTATTACTCAAGCAGCAACTACGAGTACAACAAGTATTATAATCCCTGCAAAGAGCCAATTGGTTACTGCAAGCTTATTAGTAAGTGTTGTATGGAATGGAGCTGCAGCGACAGCTGGCTTAGGTTATGTAGGTGATGCAACTGCATTTACAGCAGCTGCTGCATTTACGGGTGTTGCTTTAGGTATCATACCTATTACATCTGGAGCTAATAAAGCAAGACTTGATGCATGGGCAGACGTTGGAGACACGGATAGAAGATTACTTTTAACTTACCCTAACCTGGGAACAGGTGTTGGTTGGTTGACAGTTACTTATATTCAAGCTGTTGACGTTGGTTAATAACTAATAATTAAAGTGCTCCTTCGGGAGCACTTTTTAAGGAGAAAATTATGGGGTATCCCGTAGATATAAAAACAGTTAATATTACATCCGCTACCACTACAACAATTCATGGGGGAGCAGCTAGAATTTTAGGACTTTCGTGGGTTGTACCTACGAATGTTGCAGCTGGAACAATAACAGTTAATGATGATACGACAGCACTGTGGATAGTTAATACACCAGCTACAAATGTAACATCTAACTTAAGTCCAGTTACTGGAAAGATAATGTTACCAGGAACAGGGATTAGAGCTGGCACAAGTCTTAAAGTTACGAATGTAGCAGTAACACATGTAACTGTTTATTATGGATAGGAATTCTAATGGCAAACACTACATCAGACTCATATAGTTTTGACCAGAACTTTTCTATTGATGAAATTATTGTAGATGCGTATGAACGTATCGGTTTAATAGGAACTGCAGGTCATCAACTTAAAACAGCACGAAGATCTTTAAATATTCTTTTTCAAGAATGGGGTAATAGAGGTGTACATTTTTGGGAAGTAGGAAATACTAATATAAATATTATAGTAGGTTCTT